TGTAGTAGCGATCATGGGGCGTCTTATCGCTGATCCGGAGCTGCGCACCACCCAGAACGGAAATACCGTGTGCAGCTTCCGGATCGCCTGCGATCGGAATTATGCTCCGCAGGGGCAGGAACGGCAGGCGGATTTCATCGACGTCGTGGCATGGCGTCATCAAGCGGATTTTGTCTGCAAGTACTTCCGCAAGGGCAGTCTGATTGCCGTTTCCGGCAGTTTGCAGACCCGGAATTATCAGGACAAGAGCGGCAGCAAGCGGACGGCGGTGGAAGTGCTGGCCGATAATATCAGCTTTGCCGGGGCGAAAAAGGCCGAGAAGGTCGATGACGGCGGTGAAGCACCGCCCAAGGATTACCGGGAGCCTGCCCCAGCTTACGCACAGGGCAGCAACGATGATTTTGCCGTTATAAGCGACGACGAAGACCTGCCGTTTTAATTGCCCCATCGGGGGGGGGCGTGTATGAAGGAAAAAAAGAAGAAGAGCCAGTATGTCGTCATCCAACGCTGGATGATAGACAATCTCAAGCTCAAGCCTGCAAAGGCGATGGCACTTGCTGTGATCTATGGATTTTCGCAGGACGGCGAAAGCTGGTATCGGGGCGGATCACTCTATATTGCCGATTGGCTTGGCGTAACACAGCGTTCGGTCAAGGACTTTCTTGCGGAGCTGGTCAGTATGGGCGTTGTGGAGATGCGCAAGGAGATGGAGGGAGGCGTTGAGCGTAACGTTTACCGGACCGTTCCGGGCGTTGAAACTATGACGCTGGGAGACGCAGACCCGGGAAAAAACTTCACCGGTGAAAAAACTTCACCGGTGAAAAAAACGTCACCAGACCCGGGAAAAAATTTCCCTCAGACCCGTGAAAAAATTTCACGGAAGAAATATATAGAGAAATCTATAGGGAAATCTATCTATCAGGCCGACGGCCAGAGGATGGATGGAACAACATCCGACTGGCAGGAATCTCTGGATCATTTCCGCAACCGACTGGAACTGGATACGCTGGCCGCAAGGTACGACCCGGAGATGCTGGATGAGATCCTGAACAACATCGTGGAGATGTACAACTGCCCGCTGCCGACACAGACCATCGGGCAGTATCCCCAGCTGACCGCCAGCATCCGGAAGCGTCTGGATATGCTGACAAGCCAGCACATTGAGTACATCATGGACGCACTGTCCAGCACGAAGAACCCAGTGAAAAACATCAAGGCATACTTGAGAACCACCATCCTCAACGCGCCGATCACCATGGAGCATTACTATCAGGCACAGGGAAACGCCACCGTTGCCAACCGGCCGGCACAGTCCCCTGCACCGGACATCCCGCAGAAAGTGCTTTTGTCGCAGTCGCTGCGAAGGATCGGGAAAGCGGGTACAGCGGATGGCTAAGAAAATCACGCTCAGTATGCCGGACAGCCCCTGCCGAAACTGCGAGGCGTGCGGAAAGATCTGCTCCAACAGCGCATACCGCACCTGTCCGCCCTTCCGAATCTGGTTCGAGGAGCGGTGGACGGACATTCAGCTTGCGGCCGAACGCCTCAAGCGCAAAAACGGAAAATAACCCACAAGGAGGAAAACATCACAATGGTCAACATGAACAAGATCGCAATCATCAACCTCAAGGGCGGCGTCGGCAAGTCCGTCACCGCCTGCAATCTGGCCTGCATCCTCGCCGAATTGCATTCCCGGCGGGTGCTGGTCATGGATCTGGACAAGCAGGCCAACAGCACCAAGTTTTTCAACCGGTTTTCGGATACGACGGACACGATGGGCGACGTGCTGGAACTCCGGGTCAAGCTGCCCGACGTGATCCGGCACACCGATTTCCCCGGCGTGGACATTGCGCCCAGCAACATGACCATGCTTCTGGCAAACAAAAACGTCATGTTCGACGTCCGCCGCCCGCAGGCCGACCGGCTGAAAAATGCCCTTGAGCCGCTCCGCAGCGAGTATGACTACTGCATTTTCGATTGCCCACCCGATATCGACATGGCGACCATCAACGCTCTGGTCGCTGCCGATTGGGTCATCATCCCGGTGGACTGCGACGAATGGGCGTTAGACGGTCTGGCCGAGATCATGGATCAGGTGCGAGACGTCCAGCACGGGTACAACTCGCAGCTTGAGGTCATGGGCGTGCTTGCCACCAAGTATGACCGGGGGCGGTACTCAATGCAGACCGTCAATCAGATCGCAAATCTTCCCATTCCGGCTTTCCGGAACGAGGATGGCAGCGTGATGCGGATCAACTACAGCGTCAAGGTCAAGGAAGCCAAGGCAGCGCATAAGCCGCTGCACCGGCACACGCCCAACATTCCGTCGAGCGCACAGTATAAGCAGCTGGCCGCGGCGGTCAAAAAAATTGCGGAGGGTGAATGAAATGAAGTTGGTCGATATTGAGCCTATTGTCGCCGGATGGAAATCTTCCGTTGAGAACATCAAAAAATCTGCCGAAAATTTGAGAAAAATAAAAACAAAAGAATGCCAAGACAAGGCTGTAATCAAGGAAGGACTGTCCGACTTTTTGAACGGACTTGCAAATAGCCTTGAAAAAGCTCCTTTGGTCAAAACAGAAGACATTACAAAAAAATTATGGACTAGGGTGGAAGATGCACTTCCGCCAGAATCAGAGGACGTATTGGTAGCGTGTGCGGACGGAGACCGATTGATTGCTTTTTGGCAAAGCTCTTGCGGAGAAGAAAGAAAACCAGACTGGATGGAAAGCAGAGAGTGCATTCCGTTGGATGACGTTACCCATTGGATGTGGATTTCAGAACCGCCGAAAGGAGAACAAAAATGAGTAGCGCACAGTATAAGCAGCTGGCCGCGGCGGTCAAAAAAATTGCGGAGGGTGAATGAAATGAGACTGGTCGATATTGAGCCTGTTCTGAAACAACTCAAGGAAGAGCTGAAATCTCTCAGAGACACTACGGAAGTTCTTACTTGCGAAGAGTCTGTTGAAATCGAAATTGACGAACTGAAAAAACTGCCAATTATTGATTCAGAAAAAATAATACCACTGTGGAACGACCCCAACAAAAATCCTCCGAAGGTCGAAACCGAAGTGCTGGTTTTGTACCGGCGTGATGACTATCTGGGCATTACAACGGCGCACTACGAGGACGGAAATGTTTTCTCCGAGGACAGCGAATGGAATTGGGAAGATCTCCCCGATTGGGGAACATACGACGAGGAACGGGATGACTACCGAATCCCGGAAGGATGGTGGGAATACCGCCACTTCAACCCGGACGATGTTTACAACAACAAGATAGACTGTCCTGTGGTGGGATGGATGCCTTTACCGCCGAAAGGAGAACAAAAATGAGCAGCGTAGGATTACTGAGTGGCCTGCTGAATACGCAAGGCTCTGACCCGGCGGGGGTGCCGATGCAGGTGGAGATGCTGCCGATCGACTGGATCATCCCGAATCCAGATAACAAAATCTACCATGTAGGCGATGTTTCCCAGCTGGCCGAGGATATCCGGAAAAATGGCGTGCGCCAACCGTTGGAAGTTGTGCAAACGGGCGGCATGACGTACAAGCTGATCGGCGGCGAGCGTCGGTTGACGGCGTGCCAAGAGCTGCTGGACAATGGTGATGACCGGTTTTCCTCCCTGCCCTGCATCATCCTCGAGAGCAAGGGCGAGCTGGATGACCGAATCGCTTTGATTACGGCCAACGCAACAGCGCGGGAGCTGACCGACGGCGAACGTCTGGCGCAGTATGAAGCCCTGAAAGATGCACTGACCGCAAAAAAGCAGGCCGGACAGCTGGAGGGCAAAGTCAGAGACGCCTTGTGCAAGATTCTGGGCGAAGGAAGCGGAACCCTTGCCCGGCTGAATGCAATTTCCGCCAACTGCACCGAGGATATCAAGGGCAAATTGCACCGGGGCGAAATCGGCTTGATGGAAGCTTACCGGTACGCCCAGAGCGTAGCCGAAACCCAACGAAAAGCAAAGCAGCCGGAACCTCCAAAAAACGAACCGCCGAAAACGTTACCGCAGAACCCGGATTATGCAGAGTGGAACCTTCCACCGGAAGCTATCGAGATGGTGGAAAGAGCCCATCGGGAAGCCGCAGAAGCCCATAGAATGCCAGCGAAAGCCACAGAAACCCATGACAGTCCGAACGAGGTCATGGAAACCGTACCGGCTGAACCAGAAAAACGTGGGTACAGTACCCTGCTTAAACTGGCCGAAAAAGAGCTGAGCAAGAACGCCGTCTGGGAGTTTGAGAGGAATCTGTGGACGTTACAGCTGGATTTTTACAAGCATTCCCTTCCCGGCGGGGCATATCTGTGGAAATTGTGTGACACGCAGCGGGATGCTTACGGCCTTGCACCGGGCGAACACGAGCGGTACGCGATCATCCTGAACGACGGAATGTTCAAGACGATCGGATGGGAACTATATAACGACGCATTGATAAGTCTGGCAAATTATCTTGACTTGCAATAAATGAGGAGGCAATCGGATGACACCGCGAGAGTTTCGGAAACTGTACGCTATTCCATACGATATCGAGAGACGCAAGCTGCGGATCGAGCGGCTGGAAGCGATGCAGGCCGAAGGTCCTCAGAGTGCATCCGATGTGGTCAAGTCTTCCCGCGGTGAGGGAAACGCCTGCATCATCGGCCATGCCACCGTGACCGGAACGGATACAGCGTTTTCCCGGCGGGAAGAAGAGATCCGATATCTCCGGAAAAAGAACCGCGAGCAGCGGGCAGAGTACACCGAGGCCGTCCGGCTTGTGGAAAGCTGCGAGGATGTGGAGCTTCGCGCGATGCTTTCTGCGGTCTGCATCGAGGGCAAGAAACCGCAAGAAGTTGCGGTTGAGTTTATGGAGCAGGGAATTGATGTCGGCTCTGAAGCCATCCGAAGTCGAGTGGATCGGTGGATTAAGAAGAATGTGAGGTAAGGCAAATGAAAAACTGTCCTGTGTGTGATTTTATTAGACAATCTAAAGACGCTTTGGAAGAACTTGGCGGATATGTGTCCTTCGGGTGCTCTACAATAGCGTGGTATCATAGAGATGATAATCTAATATATTCCATGAACAGTAACGGAACAACCCAACTTTTATATTGCCCTAATTGCGGACTCCCGATAAATGAAATATAGAGAAATACAGCGCATTTAAAGGAGACCAATAATGACAGATGAAGGCTTTCGACGGCTTGCAAGTGATTTGAAGTGCGGCCTGATTACTATGGAACAAATTCGGGCGGCAGGATTAGATCAAGAAATAAAGGATTATCTGGATTCTTCCCGATACGCCTATATTGAGACTATGAGAAAAGATGACCTTGAAAGAAAAAATTCTGACACGATAAACCAACTGCACTACGAGATGTGCAAAGATTCTTCCGACCCATGCGAAGGCTGCTCAAATCTTACGTCGTTATATGCGGATGATGAAGTTTTTGAGCAATGCTGTGAAGACCACACCTGCCCCATCTGGCTCAAAGACCATCCAAAAGATAAAATCAAACGGGTCAAAACGCTCACAGCCGAAGAGTGGAGGCGGAAAGTAGCAAAAGAGGAAGAGCCTGCAAACCCGTGTGCGGGGTGCAAGTTCCGAAAGTACCACGATTGGTTAGAACCAACATGGAAAGGATTCTCTGCCCATTACTACGACTGCGAAAATCCATCCTGCCCGAATTGGAACCGGCTGTGGTGGCGAAACAACGATGATGGTTCACCTCTTCTGGATCAGGAACCTATCAAGCTGAAAAGAAAAATTCAACACGCGACCTATGCGCTGGTAACGTGGCTGAACAATGAAATCGAAACTATATTGGAGGATGCTGATGTGTGAGTATTGTGAAATAATTCCCCGATTTTATGAGCATCCATTAAACGGAAAAACTTGCTACGACGAAGAAAAAAGCCAGAAAATCCTTAATAAGGAATCGTGGTACACTTACCTTGTTATTGGCGCGGATAAAAACGGAAAAATTTATATTGGACCGTATTATGAGGGCGGTGCCGATTTTTGGTATCCCAATTTCTGTCCTGTTTGCGGACGCGATTTGCGAGAACAAAACGAGAAATTATAGAAAATCTAAAACATTTTTCAAAGTATTCAAGGGAAATAGGTAAAATCGGCTCGAATAAGTCATACTTTCAAAAGTGTGTTCCTCGTAACATCGTAATTCCCGTACACGAAATGCACGGATTGCAGCAAAACGCACAAAATGACCGAAATGCACGATTTGCCCGGATTGCGCATTTTTGATGTGCTATAATCATAATACGGACATTGGGAGTAGCCAATGAACCGTCATCATTGTGGTGAGACATCCCGGCGGGAAGCATAGCACGGCATTTTGAAATTTCCACCGTGCTCAATGGATATTGCGCCGTCCGCTCCAAAATCCAGCGGCGCACCCGAAACCACAAAAAAATCCCCGGCGGGTGTCCACAGTGGACACCTCAAGAAAGGAGTGCAATCAATGCTTGAGCTTTTCAGCAAACTGTTTCGACTTCGTGCAAAAAGCTGCGTGCTTGCACCTGTATTCCGGGAAATTTTTCAAAGGGCATTTAAAAGCAATTTCGTGTGCATCGTCTGGAGTATCGGTTTTCAGGCGAGCCGCACGAAGCGTGAGCCGAGGGCAGAGATCGGAGGCCGCGGCTGTACACAAGGTGCGTCGGCCTGTTATCCGGCGCAAACCTGCTGCTGGTACACGGCGGGTATATGTTGATTTATTTGAACCTCCTCGATGTGTGATGTGCATCGGGGAGGTTTTTGTTGTGCCGCGTTAGCTCAACAGGCAGAGCACCCGGCTCATAACCGGATCGTTGCAGGTTCAACTCCTGCACGCGGCATTGTTGAGGATACAAATATGACCGAACAGTTTTTAAATTGGCTCCGGTCTTTGATCGCGTCCGGAGATGTACATCCATTCTATTGCACTTCGCAGTGGGTCGGGCTGTCACACCGCGTACTCGACATGGATCAGCACGAGTGCCAGATCTGCAAGCAGCGCGGCAGATACAAACGCGCCGAGTTGGTGCATCATGTCAATCACGTCAAGGATGCACCGGACAAAGCACTGGATATCTGGTATCGAGACGCCGACGGCAAAGCACAACGCAACCTTATCAGCGTGTGCAAGGACTGCCACGAGACAGTCTGCCACCCGGAACGGCTGCACAAGTCGGCGCACGCACCGCCGCTGACTCGTGAACGCTGGGACTGAGCAGCACACCCCCCCCCGTCTGGAAAAACCCGCCAGCAGGCTACCCCCTATACTCGGAGGGTGCCCTGACTTTCCAGCTGGAGTTGCGCGCACGCGCACGCGCGGGAAACTCCGTCATATTGTACAAGCCGGACAGAAAGGAAATCACCATGGTGAAAGTGGAAAACGCCCGAAAAAAGTATCAGGCCGAACTCGCTGAAATCGAGGAAGCGGCCAAAGCTGCCGGATGCGACACAAATTTCCTGTACCGCACCACGCTTGACCGGTATCTCGATCAGCTGGATCTGCTGGAAAAGTCTCAAGCTGACATCAAAGCCAACGGGATGACCATCATTCAGGTCACTCCCCGGGGAACGGAACGCGAAGTTCCAAATCCAGCGATTCAGGCCTATGGACAGACCGCAAGTGCAGCCAACTCCACCGTTTCGACGCTGCTGCGGATCGTCCAGACTTACAAGTTTATGGCGGCAAAGCCGGAAGAGGACGATGAGCTGTAACATCCCACCAGAGATTCTGGAATACATCGAGCAGGTGGAGGCCGACAACCCGCGGGCCAACAGGGAGCAGCACGCGCTGGCCGCATTGATCCGCAAAATTTTTGAAACTGAAAACATCCATGTGGATACCGAGCGAATGCAAAAATATTTTGGACTCGCCCGGTATTTTCCTTATGAACGGCTTTTTCCGTGGCAAAAGTTTGTGCTGGGCCTCTGGCTATGCACATACAATGCCGACGGAAGCCCCCGCTTCAAAACGCTGTTCGGGATGGTCGGGCGTGGTGCGGGAAAAGACGGCGTGATCGCTCTTTCATCCGCCGCGCTTATCAGCCCTTACAATACGGTGAACCATTACAACGTCGATATCTGCGCCAACAACGAGGAACAGGCCGTCACCCCCGTCAAGGATATTGTGGAAGCTCTGGAAAATCCAAAGTACGAGGCAAAGCTGTCAAAGTACTATTACCATACCAAGGAGATTCTGAGAGGCCGCAAGAATCTGGGCGAGGTCAAAGGCCGTACCAACAACCCCAAAGGGCGCGACGGTATGCGCTCCGGCGCGGTGATCTTCAACGAAGTTCACCAATATCAAAATTACGACAATATCAAAGTTTTCATCACCGGCCAAGGCAAAGTCGCGGAGCCTCGGGTCGGTTTTTTCACGTCGAATGGAGACGTGTCCGACGGGCCGCTGGATGACTATCTGGCTCGTGGCCGAAGAATTCTATTTGAGGGTGAAGAGGATCGGGGCTTTCTGCCGTACATCTGCTGTCTGGACTCGAAAGACGAAGTGCATGATGAGCAGAACTGGCCGAAAGCCAACCCCTCCCTCCCCTATCTGCCAGACTTGTGGAAGGAGACGCGCGATGAATACCATGACTGGTTAGATCACCCGGAACAGAACGGGGATTTTATTACGAAGCGGATGGGTATCCGGGACGGAGCGAAAGAAATCGCCGTAACGGACTACGAAAAGATCCGGCTCACAAACCGCCCCCTTCCGGATATGACCGGCTGGACGTGTACCGTCGGCATCGACTACGCCGAGCTGAACGACTGGGCGGCGGTCAACTTGCATTTCCGGCGCGGGGATGATCGGTATGATATCAATCACGCATGGATCTGTGCCCAGAGCAAGACGCTCACCCGGATCAAGGCACCGTGGAAACATTGGTGCGAGATGGGCTGCTGCACCTATGTGGACGATGTCAGCATCTCCCCGTATCTGCTGACCGACTTCATCCGAAATGCAGCGTCAAAATACACCGTCAAAAAAATTGCGCTTGACCATTTCCGGTACACCATGATGGCGGAAGCGATGCAGAGTATCGGATTTGACGCGCAAGACAAATCCCGGGTCAAGCTGATCCGCCCAAGCGACATTATGCAAGCCGATCCGGTGATTCAGGACTGCTTTGACCGGCAGCTGTTCACTTGGGGCGACTCCCCTCACCTGCGATGGGCGACCAACAACACCAAGCGCGTCCGGAGCAGCCGGAGTCAGGGCGTGGATACCGGAAATTTCATCTATGCAAAAATCGAGGCCAAAAGCCGGAAAACCGACCCCTTTATGGCTCTCGTTGCAAGCATTGCAATCGAGAGTGAATTGGGAACCGGTCAAGTACAGCTGCCGAAAATCGGCGCAATCTGCTGGTAGGAGGGCGAACGTTGACACGAAAAGAATGGGAACTGGGGGTATTCGACGGAGTCCCCCAGCAGAAAATCAACTATGAAAAGTGGGATCCTGTAACTGGCAAAACGTCGGTGAGCACCTGCGACGATTGGCTCTACTACCGCGAAGAGCTGCAACTGCGGGAGCTGGCGTTTGGGTGCTGCGTCAATTTGATTGCTCGAGCCATTGCCAACTGTGAGTTCAAAACGTTTGAGGGGCGGGCAGAAGCAAAAAACGACTATTATTATATGCTCAACGTCGAGCCGAACCTCAACGAAAACAGCACTGCTTTCTGGCAAAATGCTATTTTTCGGCTCTATGCCTATAACGAGGTGCTGATCGTTCCCGTCCAAAAGAATCTGCGGTTGATGCTGGTCACGGCGGACAACTGGACGCCCCCGGAGAATTATCCTACGCGGGAAAAAATCTATGAGAGCGTGCAGCTGGGCAACGAGCCCAACACCCGCAGACTGAAAGAGTCGGAAGTGCTGCATCTGACGCTCAACAACCGGAACATCAAAAACGTGGTCGATGCAATCTACAACAGCTATAACAAGCTGATCCAGACCGCGATGAAAAATAATGCGTGGAATAACGGCCAACACATGAAAGTTCATGTCGGGCAGGTCGCCAGCGGGAAGAACGATTTCGAGCAGAAGTTTGCGGAAATGCTGGAATCGCGGTATAAACCGTTTCTGCACAGCGATTCCGGCATCCTGCCCGAGTTTGATGGCTTCGATTTTCAACCGTTCGGTGGGAACACGTCGGCAAAAGATACCCGCGACATCCGGGCACTGGTCGATGATATTTTCACTTTTACGGCTCGGGGATTCGGGATCCCTCCGGTGCTGCTTCTGGGCAATGTGGCCGGGATGTCAGACGCGATCAGCTTGTGGCTGACCACGGCCATCGACCCGCTTGCCGCGCAGATCGGCGAAGAGTGCAACCGAAAACTTTTCGGTCTGGACGGCTGGAAGCAAGGATTCCGGGTGTTGGTCGATACATCCACCATCCAGCATTTTGATATGTTCGCCAACGCCGCCAACGTGGAGAAAATCGTTGGGTCGGCGGTGTGGAGCATCAACGACATCCTAACCAAGTGCGGACAGGAACCCTTGCCGTATGACTGGGCGGACAAGCACTGGATGACCAAAAACATCGCAACGATCGAGGAAGTCGCAAGAGCGGCGACCTCACAGCAGAAGGAGGGGCAAAATGCCTAAGCCGTATTTCGATTTCCAGCAGTCTGGCGAACAGGCTGACATCTACATTTTCGGGGATATCACGTCTTACCCGTATCTGGACAGCGATACCAGCGCATACCGTCTGGCTCAGCAGCTGCAGAAGGCCGGAGATCTGGCCGAAATCAATGTCCACGTTGACAGCTACGGCGGCGAGGTTTCGGAAGGGTTTGCGATCTACAACGCGATCCGGAACAAAAACGCCCGTGTCAAGACCTATGCCGATGGGTTTGTGGCGAGTGCTGCGATTTATCCGTTTCTGGCCGGTGATGAGCGCGTGGCGAACAATGTCAGCGCGTTTTACTTCCACCCGGTAATCGGCGGACAGTATGGATACGCGGAAGACCTGCGGGAAGCGGCCGATGAGCTGGACAAGCTGACCGAGATCGGTCTGGGCGCGTTTACTGCGGCCGGCATGAGCGAGCAGGCCGCACGCGACCTCATCGACAGTAAGACGTGGTATGCGCCGGAGGCGGTGCTTGAAATGGGTCTTGCTACCAGCATCCAGAAACAGGGCGACAGTAAGACAGCGACGCAGAGCGTCCGCAATCTGATCGTCCGGCAGATGCTGGCTCCGCCTGCCCCGCCCGCTCCCCCGAAAGAGCCGGAGCAAAAGAAACCGACGCTTTTTGACCTGTTTGCCAAAATCTGATAATTCAGCCGTAAAGCCGCATCCGAAAGGGTGCGGCTTTCTCAATACAAGAAAAAGGAGAAAAAACCATGAATCTCAAGGACTTTTGGAAGAAGAACCAGAAGATCACTGCCCTGCGGGAGGCGTTCCAGCAGGCAATCAAGGACAACGACAGCGAGAAGTTTGCGACTTCGTTCGATCAGCTGATGACCGCCATTGGCGAGGAAATCGGCAACGAATGCCAGAGCGAGATCGACGGTCTGCACCAGTCCTTTGACGGCAGTGTTCTTCAGGCCCGGGGCGTGCGCCAGCTGACCACCGAGGAATCCAACTACTATCAGGCGTTCGCCAAGGCTGCGCGTTCGGCCAACCCCAAGCAGGAGCTGGAGAACCTGAGTGTCGTTATGCCTGAAACCATCATCTCCAGCGTACTGGATGACCTGCGCTCTGAGCACCCGCTGCTGAGCCACATCCAGTTTACGACCACCGGCGGCGCGATCCGCATGATGGTCAACACCGACGGCTATCAGGAGGCAGTATGGGGCGACCTGTGCGACTCCATCATTAAGGAGCTGACCTCCGGTTTTAAGGAGATCGACGCGGGCCTGTTCAAGCTGTCGGCGTTCATTCCGGTCTGCAACGCCATGCTCGACCTTGGCCCCGCTTGGCTGGATTACTACATCCGCGCAATTCTGGCCGAGGCCAGTGCCAACGGCCTCGAAGCCGGCGTTGTGGCCGGCGACGGCGACAAGAAGCCCATCGGCATGATCCGCGACGTCGGCGCAAACGTTGCCGTGGTCGGCGGCAAGTACCCCGAAAAGGCAAAGATCAAGGTGACGGACTTTGAGCCGAAAACCCTCGGCAATCTGATTTCGCTGGTCGTCGTGACCGCCAACGGCAAAAACCGCAAGACCAACGATCTGATCCTGCTGGTCAACCCGCAGGATTATTTCCAGCTGGTCATGCCTGCCACGACCGTCCGTGCGCCGGATGGCACCTACCGCAACGACGTGTTGCCCTACCCCATCACTATAATCCAGACCGCTGCACTTTCCCGCGGCGAGGCTGTGTTCGGCATGGGCCGCCAGTATTTCGCGGCGGTCGGCATGGGTAAAAATGGCCGCATTGAGTATGACGACAGCGTGCGTTTCCTCGAGGATCAGCGTATGTACAGGGCCAAGCTGTACGCAAACGGCCTGCCGTTGGACAACAATGCCTTCCTGCATCTGGATATTTCCGGCCTGCGCCCCATCTCCTACCGCGTGACCACCGTTCCTGAGCCGACTGCCTCCGACGATGCAACGCTGATCGCCCTGAAGATCGGCAGTCTGACCCTGTCGCCTGAGTTTGCGGCTGGCACTGTGAGCTACACTGCCGCCACCACTGCATCGACCAATACCATCCTTGCAACTCCGGCATCTGCCTCTGCAAAGATCAAGGTCAAGGTCGGCAGCGTCGAGATCGACAACGGCAAACCTGCAACCTGGGCGGAAGGCTCCAACACCGTGACCATTACCGTGACCGCTGAGGATGGCACCACCACCAAGACCTACACCGTCACGGTCACGAAATCCTGATGAGTACCGCACTGGACGACCTGCGGCCGGTGCTGCTCCCGGGCATCAAGAACTATCTTGATCTGACTTGGGCTGACGACAAGATGGACGCGAAGATCTGGGACATTGCGACCGGCGGCATGGCCTACCTCAACGGAAAGATCGGCGATGAGCAGGACTACACTCTGCCCGGTCTTGCCCGGAGCCTGCTGCTCGACTACATCCGCTACGCCCGCGACGGTGCAGCGGATATCTTCGAGAACAACTATCGGCATCTGATTTTGGCCGCTCAGAACGAAAGGCGGGTGACGGCGTATGGCGCGGAAGCTCCCGACCCGCCCGACGGCTGAGATCAGCCAGAATTTCAACGGCGGCGTGGTGCAAATCTTTTCGACCAGCGACGCCGCCAAGCCTGGACGCCATCCGCTGATCCGGCTGACCCCCAAAGTGACGCTTCGGTACGAAGAAAAACGGCTGGGGATCAACCGCCTCTATCTCAGCCGCGAAAACATGGCGGAGATCATCCGGGTGATCCGGGTACCGCGTCCGGCAGCGGCGATCTCGAGTCAGGACGTGGCACAGACCGAGGACGGCCAGAAGTACCGCATTGACACGGTGCAGGCCGTCGAGGACTGCTGGCCGCCTGCGCTGGATCTGTCGCTTCGGGCGGTCGAGGCGGATTTTGACCGGAGATTGGAGGATGACAGCAATGGCGTGGTATGACTGCATCATTGCCGCCCACACTGCCGTGACCGATCAGGTCAGCCACGGCGGGCGGCTGAAATCGGATCGCTTTTTCGTCTGGCAGGAATCCGCGCCCCGTGACCTTCTGGCCGACGGGTCCCACTGCGAGCGGGTACACCGCGGCTCGACCGATCTGTATACCACGCAGGAGTTCGACCCGTGGGCGGAGGCGTTCGAGGCGTCGCTGAACAGCCGCGACAACATCGCGTGGAGCTGCAACGGCAAGTGGCCGGACGAATCCAATACCCGCTTCTGGCATTATGAGTGGCTGTGGGAGGTGACGGATTGTGGCACGGATCACGTCGAAGAAAGCGGCTGAGTACCTGCGGAATCTGGAAAACCTCAGCGACCACACGGACGACATCTGCAAAATGGCTGTCTATGAGGGCGCAAAGGTGGTGGCCGATGCGATCAGCCAATCCATTGATGGGATCACCGTCCACAGTCTCCCGGAAGGGAAAAAATATTATTACCTGAGCGACAAGGCGAAAGCGTCTGGCGAAATGCTGGACGGCGTGACCAAAGAACAGGCACAGGGCCTGAAAGACGGTCTCGGCGTCGCGGTTATGGAATACAAGGGCAAGGCGTGGAATACCAAAATTGGTTTCGACGGGTACAACTCCATCAAGACCGAGAAGTATCCCAACGGCCAGCCCAACGCGCTGATCGCCCGCAGCGTCGAGAGCGGAAGCCTTGTCCGCAACAAGACCCCCTTCATCGCGCCTGCGGTGGAAAAAGTCAAGAAAACCGCAGAAGACAAGATAGCCGTGACTGTGCAGCAGCAGATCGCGGCTCTGACCAAAGAATAATCACCGGGAGGTGTCCACAGTGGACACCTCCCTCATTTTTTAAGGAGGACAAAAAATGGCAGCAAATGTAAGCGGCGGCGTCGCAACCGGCTTTTCTGATATCCATGTTGCGCTCTACTCTGCGGAGGAAAACACGGTCAAATATACCAGTGTCCGCAAGCTGGGGCGGAGTGTCAGCATGAGCACCGACATCTCCACCAGCGACGACAACAATTTCTATGCCGACGATGTTCTGGCCGAAACCGAGACCGGCTCCGCCTTCACGGACGGCTCCGGCTCCATCGCAGTGGACGGCCTGAGTTCGGATGAGGAAGCCTTCATCATGGGGCTTGCGACCGGAAACACTTATGAGGTATCCGGCGGCACCAGCGTAGAGACCTACGAGTACGGCGAAAGCATGAATCCGCCCTTCCTCGGCCTTGGCGCGGTCAAGATGGTGCAGCGGAACGGCAAGAGCACTTGGAAGGCAATCATCCTGACCAAGATCCGCTTCAAGGTGCCGGGCGACGATCTGACCACCAAGGGCGACCAGATCGACTGGCAGACCCAGAGCCTCGATTTCACCATCATGCGCGACGACAGCTCGATGGCGCGGTGGAAGATCATCCCCAAGACGGAATTTACCACCCGCGCGGATGCAATCGCGTTTGTCAAGAAGGTTCTCGGGGGTGAGGTCTGATGGATGACAAGTATATTGCGTGGGCTGACATCAAGGGCGTGCGCTATCCGCTCTGTCTGAGCATTGGTTCGTCCGCTGCTCTCGAGAAAGAGTTTGGCTCCGTCACCGGTGTGGTCAACTGCATTGCAGGGCACGCTGACAAAAACGAAATTTCGGAGTTGATGCGCTCCATCCTCAAGGCTGCGCGGCCGCTGGCGCAGGCCGGTCGAAGCTATCTCGCGGGCACGGCTCTGCTGACCGGCCAGCCGATCGACGACATCCCGGAACTTCCGGCAGATGAAGTGCTTTCCGACGTCCTGTCCGCAAACGAGATGCTGGAGCTGTGGACAGCCTGCCTCACGGCTATGCGAGTCGGTTCTGCCCGTGAGGTCGAGGTGGCCAAGGACAACAGCCCAAAAAACGCGGAAAACGCCATGTGATCCAGCTGAACACAACGTGGTTCCTCTATTTTGGCCGGAAATTGGGGATGAGCGAGCCGCAGGTGCTCGCTTGTCCTCTCGGCCAGATGCTGGACTATATGGCGTGTATGCAGATCGAGAACGGCGCAGATCAAAAGGTCTATCTGGACATGGACGATCTGGAAAAAATCGAGTAAGGAGGTGACGGACTGTGGCAAAAACCGATATCGGCCCCAAAATCAGCGTTGAGGGCGAAGCCGAATACCGAAAGCAGATGAAAAACATCATCCAGCAGCAGAAAGAATACACTGCGGAGCTGGATGTCGTAACCAGTTCACTGGGGCGGAACAGCACCGCACAGGAACGCGCCGCCTCCATCTCCGCCGTCCTGAAAAAGCAGATACAAGCACAACAGAGCGCACTTGCCGTCCAAAATCATATGTTGGATGCGGCCAAAAAGAAATACAAGGATGGAGGTGTCGAGGTATCGGCGTACCAGACCGCCGTCAACAAGTCGGCGGCAGAGCTTGCCAAACTGAAAAACCGGTTGGATGACGCAAAAAATGGACTCGGTGAATTTGCAGACGCAGCCAAAGATACCGACCTTTCCGGAATGACGGCTTCCGTCGCAAAGGGGCAGCTGCTTGCGTCAGCTTTCCAGACCATTGGCAAGGCGGCACTGGATGCAGGAACGGAAGTTGTCAAGACAGGCGTTGCTTACAATGCCCAGATCGAGCAGTATCAGGTCGCCCTCACCACTATGCTCGGGAGCGAGGATCAGGCGGTCGAGGTCCTCAATCAGATCAAGGAGGACGCGGCAAAAACACCCTTTGACACGGCTGGATTGACCAAAGCAAACCAGCTTCTGATCTCTGCGGGCGTGGACGCGGAATCTTCCCGGCAGACCATCCTCGCACTGGGCGACGCGGTTTCGGCTACCGGCGGTGGAAACGAAGAACTGAGCCGGATGGCGCAGAATTTGCAGCAGATCAAGAACGCCGGGAAAGCGACGTCGGCAGACATCAAGCAGTTTGCCTACGCGGGCATCGACGTGTACGGCATCCTGGCGGACTACACCGGAAAATCCACGGCGGAAGTCCAAAAAATGACCGTCACCTATGACCTTCTGACCGCTGCTCTGGAAAACGCATCCAGTGAGGGCGGGCGGTATTACGGCGCGATGCAGACCCAGAGCGAGACCCTGAATGGCGAGTGGAACACCCTCAAGGACAACGCGACCCAGCTGGCGGGCGTTATGACCGAGGATCTGACCAGCGGCCTGAAAATGATGGTCGAAAACGCCAACGATTTTGTGCTTGCCGCGCAAGACGCATACGATACCGGCGGATGGATCGGACTGGCGGACGCGATCACCGATTGCATGGGTCCGATCAGCAACCTCAAGGCTGGTTTCGAGTCGTTTGCGACCAGCTCCATTTCTTGGCTCGACCAGTTGAGCTATAAGCTCAACAAGGCATTGGGGAAAGAGGCTTACTCCGGGTATGACACATACGAGGAGTACCGCAAAGCCGCCGACGAGCAAAAAAAGGCTGACGAACGGCACAAAAAAGCACTGGAAGAATTTAACAGCGGAAAATACAGCCAAGGGAAACAGTATGACCGGCTGCACCCGAAAACCACGACCGGTGGAGACACCGGGGGTGGTGGTGGCGGCGGGGGCGGCGGCACCACCACTCAGAAAAAAGCCGCTGCCGATCAGAAGAAGCTGGCAAAAAGTGTCACCGACACCTCTACCCAGATGCTTGAGGGTACCGGCAACATTGTCGGTGCAATCAAGCAGGTAACGGAGACCGCCGACAATACCTACAACGTCTACGACGGCACCACCAAAAAGCTCAAGGGCACCACCACCGAGACAGCCCAGACCATCACCCGGACATGGACGGAAATGGTGAACGGCGTCCAGAAAAATTTTAAGCAGGTGGACACCCTGCTTGACGGCGTGGTGCAGACTACCAAGACCACAAGCGAGGACGTTGACGCTCTGAGCCAAAAGTCGGTCGGCACCAAGACCCAAATGATTTATGGTCAGGAGGGCGTTCTTGGTGCTGTCCAACGGACAACTCAGAGCACGAAGGAAATCTCGAAAGTGGTCGATGCGGAAACCGGAGAGGTCAAGGACAGCGTAACGTCCATGACCGACGTTGTGACGGATTGCTATACCGCAATCGTGGACGGCCAGAAACAGACCGTTGAACGAACAACAACCTACGTCAACGGCGTGGTGACAGACATACAGGAAAAATCCACCGATCTCAATGACGAAATCATTGGCATTCAGGGCACGGTCGGCGGGTTCAGAAAATTCATCCTTGATCTCGATACCAAGCTGGGCGGGCTGGAGAACGTAGCCAACAACCTGAGCAACAGTCCGCTCGGGAATTGGTTTTCCGACCTTACCAAGGGGTACCGGGCAGATGACAGCTTCTGGGATAATATCAACCTTGTCAGTCTGGCGGGCAGTGCGGTCAGCGGCGGTATCAGTGGATACAAGCTGACCGGCAGCCCTTACGGAGCAGCGGCCGGCGCGATCATCGGCGTAATCGGCAACCTGCTGGGCACGGCGATCAGCACAGATGCGGATACTTGGGGCGGCGACCTTGTCACCAGCATGGCGGGCGGCATGGAAAAGGCCGCTCCGGAGATTGCAGCCGCGGCCTCCGACATTGGCAAGACGATTTCCAGCTTCCTGCATTTTTCCTGCCCCGACGTCGGTCCATTGACCGAGTATGAGACGTGGATGCCAGACATGGTCGAGGGCATGGCAGAAGGAATCCGGAAAAACACCTACAAGATCCGGGATGCTGCCGCTGATCTGAGCGGCCAGCTCCAGATGCAGCTCCAGTATGACGTCGGCCAGACCGGTGCTGCATCCCAGACCACCAACAACCGCACCGTCCGGATGGGCGGAGTCACGGTGCAAGTCTATGCCGCACCCGGTCAGAGTGCGGAAGAAGTTGCGGACTCTGTCCTCGAGCGGCTGCAATGGAAGATCAATCAGGAGGCTGCAAGCATTGGCGAACCATTACCTGTACTATAACGACCACAGCAGCCGTGCGTTTTACTGCCACATCGAGCACAAGCCCAAGATCCCGACCCCGGCTCCAAAATATGAGGAGTACGAGGTGGGCGGGCGGAACGGCAAGCTCCACGCTGATCTGGGTTACTACGATAACATCAAGGTATCCTATGAGATCTACTATCACGGCAATGAGCCAACAGCAGCGGTGGCACGGTCGGTCAAGAATTGGCTGGCCGGAGCACCGGGTGCGCACCGGCTGGCTGACAGCTACGACCCCGGATTTTTTTACAACGCGACCGCAACGGTCGGCGACATCACCAACGTGCTCAACAAGTACGGGCGGTTCACGGTAGAGTTCGACTGCGACCCCCGGCACTTTTCAGTGGACGGCCAGCGGTCGGGATTCCTGACCAACGGCCAGAAGCTCCGGAACCCATTCCAGCAGACGGCTCTCCCGGAGCTGGTCATCTCCGGCAACGGCGAGACCGGCACGCTGAGCATCAACGGCGAGACGCTGGACGTCGGCACCTACTCTGATACGCAGATCGTGGTGGATGGCGAAAACCAGAACGCTTACACCTTGAGCGGACTGTCGGCCAACAATCGCATCTATGGGATGCTCCCCTCCCTGCCGGAGGGTGAAAATGTTATCAGCTGGAGCGGCGGGATCACCGCTGTCCTGCTGACCCCGAGGTGGTGGACGCTATGAGGCCAGAACTGCGACCCGCGCTCTATTCCGCCGACACAACGGCGATTTCCAACTATGGCTACGGCATTCTGACCGACGCTTTGGAGTGCAAGGTCAGCTGCGAGGAAAACGGAGCCTATGATCTGAGCATGATCTACCCGGTCATCGGAGTGCATTTCGAGGATCTTGTGGAGGATCGGCTGATTTCAGCCCGTCCGTCCAGTTATGAGGGAATGCAGCTCTTCCGGATCTATCGGATCTCCCGGCCATACGATGGGCGTGTACAGGTGTATGCGCACCATCTCTCGTATGACCTCAACGGCTGCATCGTCAAGCCGTTTTCGGCCAAAAAGCTGTCGGCGGCCATCACGCAGCTCAAAAAAAGCATCATTGGTGACTGCCCTTTCGAGATTTCCGCCGCCTATGACAAGGAGGCGAGCTTTTCGGTCGCAAAACCGATGACCCTGCGTGCTGCCATCCTTGGCAATACCAACGGCAACCTTGCGGAAACCTACGGCGGGATCTGGAGCTTTGATGGTCTGACCTGTGTGCTCCGGGAGAAAGCCGAAGTCAACCGGGGCGTCCGGATCGCCTATGGCCGGAATCTGCTGGATGCGACGCAGGAAAAGAACATCGAAGAAATGTACACCCACGTTTTCCCCTACTGGTCGAGTGAGAAAAGCAAAAAATTTTACTCGATCGACCCCATCGAGATCCTGCCCGGTGCGACCCGGAAAAAGATCTATCCGCTGGACTTGTCCAGCTACTACGAAAAGGCACCCTCCAACGCCAGCATGAAAAAGACCGCGGCGGAGTTCATCGCAAAAAACGATATGGCGAAGCCGACAGTCAGCATCACGGCCAAGTGGGTGCAGCTGGAAAAGTGCGTGGAGTACAGCGGCGCAGCCGACGCCGAAAAAGTGCTGCGGGGAGACACCGTCGAGGTGCGCTTTCTGCGGCTTGGGATCAGTGCGACCGCCCGGGTGACGAAAACCGATTACGACGTGCTGAAAGATCAGTACGAGGACGTTTCCCTGGGCGACGCAAAGCAGACCCTTGCCCGCACCATCGTCCGGCAGCAGAGTCAGATCACCACTTCCAACGACCGGGCGACCGACGCAAGCCGGGTGGCGACCGACTACATCGAGGAGACGGAAGGCGGAGCGGTCAATTTCGGCACCGGCGGCTATAAGTACACCATCAACAACGACGGCTTGCAGTTTTCAGGGATCCGGAACACGGTAGCCCTCTGGACGAACGGCAAGCCGTCCGACGGGATGACCAAAAACACCACCGTGACCATCGACCTGAGCAGCTATGCTGCCATTGCGGTGGGGTTCATCGACAATTTGGGTGGAATTTTCGACAGCGGAACGCTGGACAACAACAGTGTGCAGTGGACGATCGCCGTCGTGGACGAAAACCGCACCGTCCGGGCAACCTACACTTGGGACTATCCCCGCGTGCGGGATTTCGTCGTCAAAAAGACCGGCATCACGTTCGGCGCGGGCGGCTGGCTGTCATCGTCCGAAATTTCCCTGCCCGACGGATCAAAAATCCCGCTGGGCGCGAAGCTCCACGAAAACAAAGCCTGCTGCATTCCATCCATCATCATCGGTTTCTTGTGAGGTGAGCAAATGTATCTGATAACGTTTCTCCCCGGTACGGGTGAAATTACCTCGGCAGGGAGCATCGACCCGAACTATGCGCTGAAAACCCTGCCGGAAGGTGCGACTTATGTAGACACCCTGCCGCCCGGCAGCCTGAGCGATTACCGGTACATCAACGGCGCGTATGTCAAGGCCGAAAAGGAGGACAACAATGCACAATATCACAATTGATTTCAATAACCCGGGTCTGCCGCAGGTGATCGACGTCATGCAGTCCGACTCCCAGAGCCGGTTTATTGGCCTCACGCTCTACGACGGCGGCGTGCCGTACTCCGCGCCCAGCGGCGCGGTCTATACCGTGGAGTATCACGGCCAAGGTGCCAACAACACCGGCTGGTATGACACCATCCAGCTGTCCAGCGGAACCCGCAAGGCCGTCGTGGTGTCCAGCAGCAGCCCCAACGTCGTCACCCTCGAGCTTGCAGAGCAGGCTTTGCGCGTCAACGGCAAGGTGGCGGTCTCCCTCTGCGTGGTCAACAACACTGGGTACAAGCTCAATACCTTTCCGATCATCTGCCGCGTCACCGGTGCGCCCTACGTTGACCCCGTGTCTGTGCGGTCGTTTTTCTACGTCACCGGCCTCACGTCGGATCAGTGGACGGCCTACGTCACCGCCTGTCAGGACGCCCAGAAACGGGCGGAGGATGCAGCGGCGAAGTTTGTCACAGATCCAACCCTCAAGCTGGAAGGCAAGGCAGCGGATGCGAAAGCGACGGGGGATGCGGTTGGGGAGATAAAGGAAGATTTAGTTAGCAATGCAAAAAGGAATCTGGTTAATTTAGGTGCACAAAAAGTTGTACAAGGCAGTTATTATTTGGACAGAGACTTTTCTCAAACGGCCTATTATACATGGTATTTCGATTTGTCTCCATATAATACAAACAGATATATTGTAACAGCGTCTTCTCCTGCATATACGAATTTTGTGACGTTCCTTGATGAAAGCATGAAAACTGTTGGATATGTGAAAAACAGTTCTTCAAACAACGTCATCAAATCTAAGATGTATGTCATCAAGCCAGAAAATGCAAAATACATCGCAATCTCAACGGGTTATTTAACTCCAGGCCAGAATGAACTGTTGATTAGCGCGTGTATATCTGCTGATGAAATTCAAGGAGCCCCATTGTATACCTCTGATAACGGAGAGGATGTTGACGTATATCCAATAATTATCCTAAAAGGTACAGTCAATAATAAAAAATTGGATTCAGCTTACGTCCCAAATACCACAAAAAGAGCGGCACTATACTGCCCAAAATCAAATTGTGACATCAAAATCAAATGCGTAGGAAAATTTAATATTTCATACAAAGACGTATGGACTAAAGAAGTAATGATCCGTAAGGAAGATACTGGGCTTTGGTTATCCATACAAAATGATAGCAATACCGATTTTGAAGATGTTCCAACTGGCGAAGATATTGTAATGGCTGCCTTGAGCAAAAAATCGCATGACGTTGTTGCTAAACCGTATTGTGCTGATATAACAAATACGTTTACTTATAATCAAGCAACAAATATTACTATCCCTTTTACGCCGTCAGACATTCGAGTTGTTACAAGTTTGTTCAGCCCTCCGCAAAAAGAAACTATTATGATTTCCTCTCCAGACACAATTGACGTAGAAGTCGAAGAATTTATACTAGAAGATGGCACTTACTCTAAGAGATATATGTATAAAGACTTCGCAGCAAACATTGGCGTATGGCTTGATGGAACATTTTATTGCAATGTGTATCCAGAGAGATATTATACGATTTTAATTCGGAACAAAGATAATTCCCCTATATCTGCGGGCCAAGTGCATAAATATCTCCATGTTTATGTGGTTAATAATCGTTTTCATATACCCGATTATTATAGAGATTATATGTCTCAGAAAGAAAAAGAAGTTCTTGAAAATATTGCTAGCTTTAACAGCTTTGCATTTGCATTTATCACAGACATTCACATTCAGCGGAACACAAAACATTCGCCTGCTCTTATGAGACGAATTAAAACATCGTGTGCGATAAAAACCATTCTTGGAGGAGGAGATTGGCAGACTGCATGGAATTCAGACGAGAAAGGCAAAAACGCTATTGTTGATGACATGATAGAGCTTCGCGATTTGTTCTTTGACGTGCCAATGCTAAAGACTATAGGAAATCATGAATGGGCATATGGTGGAAAAAATCAATACAATATCTCCACCGATGAAGCGTACAATTTGTATTATCGCTCTGATGAAGAAAAGGCAAAATCGGAAATTGTGTATCCTGAAAACGGAAATGGAACGTATTTTTATTCCGACGATAAAACCAATAAAATCCGTTACATTTCCGTGAACTGTATGGACTATGCTGACGGCTTGGATATATCCAAATATAATAAAGAGTGGTATTTTTCCATAAGCGAAGAACAAATTGCATGGCTCAAAAGCTCTTTAAATCTTCCCTCCAATGATTGGCTATGCGTTGTCTTCTCTCATGTGCCACTATGGACATCTTCAGAACGGCCTTTTGGGACAAGTACACTGGTTGTAAATGCTGAAAAAATTGGGAAAGTCATAAGCGGATACACGTCAAAAACGGAAGAATTCTCTGCACACAAAGGCACACTTGTGTGTTGGCTTGCTGGACATACGCACAGAGATGCACTTATTGAGTGGCATGGCACACACATGGTTGTGACTAACGCCGACTGCTTTATCCGAGAAGAAGGCGCACAGACGAGAACGCTTGGGACTACAAGCGAACAGTGCTTTGACATTTTTTGCATCAATAAAAAAGAAAGAAAAGTAAAAATTGTACGCATTGGAGCAGGCGAAAATAGAGAATTTGCCTATTAACTAAAGGAAGCCTTATCTCACTAACAGAAAGGACGTGACATGATGGCAAAAACCATATTAGACGTTTCCCGCTGGCAGGGCGATATCAACTGGGATGCGGTCAAGGCCAGCAGAAAGATTGACGGTGTGATGCTCAAGACGGTATCCACCAACAGCAAGCTGAGCAAGCGCAAGGACGGGCTGTACATCGACCCGACGTTTGAGCGCAACTATGCCGAGTGCAAGCGGCTGGGGATCCCGGTGGGCGTGTACTACTACACCTACGCCGTCTCGCATACCAGTGCCGACGCAGAGCTGGCTCTGCTCAAAACTGCGCTGACCGGGAAAACCTTCGAGCTGCCGGTCTGCGTGGATGTGGAGGACAACAAGCTCAAGAAGCTCAGAAAGCAGGCACTGACCGACCTGACCGCGTATGCGCTGGCGACCATCGAGCAGTGGGGCTTCTATGCCCTGCTCTACACAGGTCTCAACTTCGGGGAGACCCGGCTGTACATGGGCGGGGCTGCACTGCGCAAGTACGACGTGTGGGTGGCTGCATACCACGACGACAAGCCGACCCCGGCATGGCCTTTTGGGATGTGGCAGTATACCAGCACCGCCAGCGTGCCGGGCATCACGGGCAACGCAGACCTTTCCCACGCCTACAAGGACTACGCCGCCATTATCGCAAAAAAGGGGCTGGACATGCTCCGGGAGGGGTGATACCGATGGAGCAGCTACTCAAGACCACCCTCGACTACTGGGCGACATGGCTTTTCGGGCTTATCAGCGCGGGGCTTGTGGCCGGATATCGACGGCTGGCGAAGCGAGTCAAGGCAGACGACGCCGAACGCAAGGCCATCAAGGAGGGCTTGCTTGCCATCCTGCATGACCGGCTGTATCAGGCGTGCCAGCACTACATCGAGCAAGGCCGGATCGACACGACCGGCCTCAAAAACATCGAGTATTTATACAACAGTTATCACAGACTTGGCGGCAACGGTACCGGCACGGAGCTTTACAACCGCGCAAAGTCGCTGCCGATCCACGACAACTGAAAGGAGACAACACCATGACTACCAACAAAATTTCCGCCGGAACCATTGCACGCACCGCCGTCCTCGCGCTGGCACTGACCAATCAGATTTTGAGCGCAACCGGCCACTCCCCGCTCCCCATCGAATCGGCGCAGCTGGAGCAGATCATCACCACCGGCATCACCGTCGTCGCTTCCCTCGTGGCGTGGTGGGAGAACAACTCCTTCACGTCTGCCGCCATCCACGCCGATCACGTCCTCAATCAGATGCAGGGAAAGGAGTAAGGAGGAAACACATTATGATTATTACCGGTATGGCAGAATACGAAAGCGTGTGCAAGAATGCACTGGTTGAGTGGTACAACGCGCACCGCGAGACCAAAATCACCCTCGAAAACGTCTTTGTGGTCTGGGCTTGCAAGACGCTCCAGAACTACAAGGCACTATTGTCTACCACCGTGAACGGTGACGGTATCTATGCTGAGTACACCTACAACGGCGATAAGCAGGAGCTGTACGAGGATGTATACAGCAAGCTGACCAATCGCTGCATCAAGCAGCTGTAAGGAGGATACCATGGAAAGCACTACATACGAGCATCACGGTGGCTTTACCGAGATGTACGCCGCACAAGAGCAATTTCGGCACATCACGAAAATGGTCTGCGCACGTTTTCGCGGCCTCACGAAAACATACCATTTTGCCGACGTTGTCAAAATGGTGACGTTTTGTCACCGGTTTTCCGTGCTTGGCACTATGGTGCGTAACGCCGGACAGCTGCCGCAACCTTTTTGGCTCGGTGCTGCCTGTGGCGGCGGCTCGTGTGGTGCTGCCCGCTGCGCTGCAAGGACTTGACCGACAGCAGATGACCGCCGCCATCAAAAGCACACCGCTTGGGAGGGTAGACCGTAAGATAGCCTTACTGCGGTACGTTGAGCGGCTCCCTCTGCCGGACATTGCAGCACGAACACATTACAGCCGGACGGCGATAGGCTACCGGCTAAAAGGCATTGCAAAAGTTTTTGAGTAAAGCACCCCCCGGTGTTCCGTTTGGAGCATCGGGGGTTTTTCTATTTTTTGTCTTTCAGCTTTTCTTTTAGCTCTTCTTCCCAGCCTTCATGCTGGTCAAGATACTCGCCATAAATCGCCGCTTCTGCCTTTTTCCGGGCGGCGGCAGCGGCTTCCAGATTGGGGTAGCTGCCGAGATGCAGCTGCTTGCGCCGGAAGTTGATATAGGCGTGATAGCGTCCATCCGGACGGAGGGTAACGCCGTTGACGCCGGTGGAGGAGTTTTTGTTGATGGTGCCATCCAGACGCTTGCGGACGCTGGCGAGGCTGGAACCATCCGTATAGGCGACTACATGGAGGGCACCAGAGGGCTTGGAGATGTCGTGGCTGCATCCGGAGCATCTTCGGATGTGGTTTGAGGCTGTGATCCGCCCCAGAGCGGTGATGGTGGGTCTGCCGCAGACAGGGCAGACTGCCCGACACCGGAGACCCCGGCGGGTGCCTGACGAGGGAAGCACGTCAAGGATCTGCCAGCCGGAGACGGTGGTTCCGGTGTACTTTTTTTGGGCGGCGGCGAGGGCGGCTTTGGAAAGCCCCTTCCTTGCGGCCTTCTTTGCGCCGCTGGGGGTACGGTGGGAGCAGGAGGGGCAGCAGGTGCTGGTGCCCTGCAGCAGGCTGCTGCGGTAGACGTCCTTTACACTGCCGCAATCACATCGGCAGAAAAAGTAATAGGGGCGGGACGGAGACGGGGCAAGGACAGTCCAGTGCCCGAAGCGGTCTCCGGGAGAAATTTTCGTCACAGCGGCCACCTCACAGCAACTTATAGTGCTCCGCCAGCAAAAATCTGACGTATGCCGGGCAGTCCCGGCTTCCGGCACACCAGTTCTGCACCGTGCGTAGCGGGATGCCCGCGCATTTTGCAAAAGCGGTCTGCGACAGGCCGGTGCGGGAGATCAGCTCCCGCATGGACAGGTGCGCCAGATCCCAGATGTCGGACAGCCGCTCCTTTTCGGCGTCCATGTCGATGCAGCCGGAAGCATCGTCCGGGATAGTCATGGTCACGTTGTTGAAAAACGCCACACGGGATGCTTCCGGTTCAGAAGCCATAACAAAAAGTTCAGCGGTAGTATGATCAACCGCTATACTTTGGTATACTTCCTTTTTGTCCAAAACTCTTGCCTCAGAAGTAGCAGCCAAATCATCAAGATGAGATAGTTGAAACCAACTTACACCCAATGCATCTGCTATTTTTTTGATTGTTTCAATTTTAGGCTTTTTTTCTCCTCGTTCATATTGGCTGATGGCTTGAGGGGTAACGCCAAGTCTACGAGCTAACTCTGCTTGCGTGATACCGACGGCAAGACGGGCATTCTTTATTCCGATTCCAATTTCTTTTGCAGTTGCCATCTTTGTTCACTCCATTTCAAAGTTGTGCGATTTTGGTTTCCTTTACTGTCTATAATATACACCCATTGGGCGCAAAAGTCAAGATTTTTTCAAAAATATTATACCCGTTGAACGTATTTTTTTCCCACGCTGTCCTTTCGCAGTGTGGACGCTTTTTTGTCCTTCGTTGTACCTTCGTTGTCCTTCACTTTTTGCCGATGCGATACACTGGATGCACAAGGAGGGATGTTTTATGAGCTATTATCCGACACCCGGAACGCCCTACGTTCCGCAACAGCCTGTCAATCCTTACGGCGGCATGGGAACGGTAGGTCTTGCCGCTCCCCTACCGAGTACGCAGATGCAGCAGGCACAACCGCAGCGTCCGCAGCCGATGAATGGGCAACAGCCTGTTCAGCAGTCGGCACAGGACGGCGGCTGGCTGCTTGGCAGACCTGTGTCCAGCAAGGAGGAGTTTTTGGCAATACCGTCTGATCTGTACGGCAGACCGACCTACTGCCCAGACTTGCGCAGCGGCGTGATCTACTGCAAGCGGCTCAACCCGGACACCTGTGAATCCTATGTGCAGGAGTTTTACAGCCCGGAAGCATGGCAGCAGATGCAGGCGCAGCAGGCACAAAAGACCGCTGCACCGACACAGCGGTATGTGCCTACTGAGGAGTATAGCACTCTCGTCCACAGGCTGGATGAGCTGGAAAAGTGGCAGAAGAGCTTTTCTAAGCCCACTGCCGCAGCGAAGAAAGGAGAATAAGCGATGCCCTCTCCGTTTGATATGATTACTCACAGCCCCATCATGCAGCTTGCAAATCTGGCTCGCGCTGGACAAAACCCGATGGGGCTTATCCAGCAGTTGAGCGGGCAGAATGCTCCTATCATGCAGGGCTTGAACCTGATTCAAGGCAAGAACGAAGCACAGCTCCGAACGATGGCGCAGAACCTTGCCAAAGAGCGTGGCATCGACCTGAACCAGCTGGCAAGCGTCCTGAATCTGACGCTGCCCCGATAACACATCCCTCTAAGCGAAACGCTTCTCAGTTTTGCGGACTTGACAAAAACCGCTTTTGTTTGGCTTCGCCCATCGCATACGGCGGTGGGATAGCATACGCAAAACTGAAAGGAGTTTTGTTATGGACGATTTTGCAACTGGCTATCTGGCTGGGCAGGACGGCGGCAACAACAACGGCGGATTCTTCGGCAACGAAGGTCTGTGGGCTGTCATCATCCTCGCTATCATCTTCGGCTGGGGTACAAACGGCTATGGCCGGAACGGTGGTGACAACGGCATGAACAGCTACATCCCCTATCTGGTCGGCACTGGCGCAACTGGTCAGGGCGGTGCAGACACCCGCGCAGCTCTGTCTGAAGGCTTCTACCAGCAGGATACCTCCCGCTCTCTGGCAGGCATCCAGAGCGGTATCTGCTCTCTGGGCTATGACCAACTCGCACAGATGAACACCCTCAACGCCGCTATTGCTGGCGGATTTGCTGGCACCAATCAGGCCATCTGTCAGCTTGGCTACCAGAACGCACAGCTTGTGAACGGTCTGGAACGCAGCGTGTCCAACGGCGACAATGCCATCAGCCTTGCCATCATGCAGGAAGGCAACGCACGGCAGGCTGGGCAGACCGCACTTGCCACGCAGCTTGCATCTTGCTGCTGCGAGAACAAGCAGCTGATCGGCGACCTGAAGTATACCATCGCAACGGAGGACTGTGCTACCCGTCAGGCTATCGCAGACAACGCCCGCGCCATCGTGGACAACTGCAACGCCAACTTCCGCAGCATGATGGACTACTTCACGCAGGACAAGATCGCAACTCTGACCGCTGAGAACCAGAGCCTGAAGTTCGCCGCTTCTCAGGATCGGCAGAATGCGCTTCTGACCACCGTGATGTCCCAGCAGACCGACACCATCCTGAACCGGGTCAATCCTCGTCCGATTCCCGCTTATCAGGTGGCAAACCCCAACGTGGGCGTGAACTGCTGCGGCTGCTAACCAACACACTCCCCGATAACACCGGGTGAACCATCGGGGCAGGGGTAAGACACCTCTGCCCCTGATTTTTTAGGAGGAAAACATTATGGCTTGCAAAACAAGCTGCAAACTCTGCCCGCACTTGGTCGTCAGTCAGGCGGTCACGTTCGCCAATGACACGCTGACCATCAACATCCCTGCTGGCGCATACCAGAACGGAGAGAAGTATTGCATCGTGGTTGCCCAGAGCATCCCGGACACGACCACCATCAACGCCCCTGTGGTTATTACCATCGGCGCAGGTACGACCACATACCCTCTGACAGACTGCAACTGCGCTCAGGCAACCGCTGAGAGCATCCACGCCCGCACCCGCTATGCTACCCGTGTGGCAACGTCTGCGACCGGCACCGGCACGTTCAAGTATCTTGGCTGCTTCTGCCGTTCCCACGCTGGTGCGCCTGCGTCCATTTCTTGAGGAGGTGTAGATTATGGGCAAGACTAATTTTCGCCGTATGATGATGCTGCGAGACCACAGCAACACCCCGAAATATGATCCGGCCGAGGTTGAGCGCGAGCGCAAAGAGCGCGACCTCGAACGTCGTCTGCGTCGGCTGGAAGAGGGCGAACGGGAGCCTCGCCGCTCGTGGGAAATCCGGGAAAACAACCGGTATATTGACCCTGACCCCATGCCCCGCTATCCGGACGCGGATAACTATGACCGCCGTATGCCTCGCATCGGTTTTGCGCAGGGAGACGACTGGGAACACACCCGCGGCCAGTACGACCACGGCGGCGCATCCAGCCGGACGGTCAAAATGCCCAGACAGCACTTGACCCACGATGAGGCCAAGGAGTGGACAGAAAAAATGGTCAACGCCGACGGCACAACCGGTGCACATTGGCCGTATGAGCAGGCCGTCCAGCTTATGACTCAGCGCGGCCTTGACTGCAACAAGGACGATTTTTGGGCGGTGCTCAACATGATGTACAGCGATTACAGCAAGGTCGCCAAGTCTTACAGCGTGGACAATCCCAATTTTTACGCCGATATGACTGCCGCATTTTTGCGCGACCAAGACGCGGTGGACGGCAAGGCAGCTGTCTATTGGGAGTGCATCGCGGACGCAGACTGATCTACTACTACCTGATTACTACTCTTCGCCCGCAAAAACACGTTAGTATATGCGAGTACGCAGCACTAACCGCAACCTGAAAGCAACAAGAAAGCCCGCATGACTTCTGGAATATCCAGTAATCATGCGGGTTTCTTTCAAGTTGCGCCAGCAGGAGTCGAAGCTTTTTCGGGGCGCGTTGAATCGTTGATTATCATGATTATACTACTTTTACACTACTTTTCGCGTTTGGGGTCATTCTCGGCATAGTAAGCAATCATCTTTTGGGTGGCGTCTTTGAGCTTACGCTCCCGGATGTGGGTGTAGATCTTGTAGGTTGTCGCTATGTCGGAGTGACCCATAATTTTTTTGGCCTCTAACACGCCCACACCGGCGTCGTAGAGGTCAGACGCGAACGAGTGCCGGAATTGGTGCGCGGTAACGGTCGGCTCCATGACCGGCGGAAGAGGGCTGACGGCTGCTTTTGCGCTACGCCGCTTGTCTCTGTATCGGGTCTTGCTCTCACTTGGGCGCACAAGCCCCAGTGACGTGCAGTATTGGAGCCACCGGTTGTGGTATTCGGCATCTGTCAAAGGTCTTGTCAGCCCACCGATGACATAGACTTTCGGCGCGGCTTTCAGCGGCTCGAGCAGCTGCTTGAGGTGTGGCAGCAGGGGGATGGTGCGGACTCCGTTGGATGTTTTGGGCGTCTGTATCCGCGTTCCGCCGCCAGCCCAAGAAACGTTCTTAGTTATGTATATTTTGTCGGCCTGAAAGTCGATGTCATCCCATTGCAGGGCGATGAGCTCACCCAAGCGGCAACCGGTGTACATGAGCATCCATGCGCACAGCCCAAAGCCTTCCGGATGCGCACGGAACAGCGCAAGCTCTCTGTCGGTGGGCGGCTCACGCTCCACGGCGGGTTTCCCGGCGGGTGCGGAAACATCCTGCATCGGGTTATAAGAGGATCCGCTGTCCAGCCGCCAGAATTTCAGGATTCCCCGCAGCACGCTCATTCCGTTGCGGATGGTGCTGGTCGAAAGCCCCTCATCCTTGAGACGCTGACCAAAATTGGCGACCATTGCGGGCGTTATTTCGTCCATGTGCTTCCCCGCAAAGTATGCCACGCACCGCTCATAATTGGACTTGTAGGTACTATCTGTGCCCGGCTTGATGCGCCCCAGAAGCTTCTCCCAATATTTCGCGGAAACGGTCTCGAAAAGATCCGCAGCGGCCTGCTCTTCCTGCTTCTGCCGCAGAGCCTCAATATATTTTCCCTCCGCCTCGGTCTTGGTGTGGCCATAGAAGACCTTATACTTGCCATCGGGCATCTTGCGCTTGCATTGATATAGGCCGTCAGCGCGCTGGCCTTTTCGGGGTCTTGGCATTGTCCACGTCCTCCTTGTTGATGGAGTAGCTGCTTGCCTGCTTGCCGATTGCGGCCTCTCCGCAGTCTCGAGCCTGATACAGGATGTCCATGATCGGATGCACGCCGTTGATGTCGGGGTCGATGTGCATCCTCTGGCACAGCTCATAAAATTTAATGATTATGCTGACGATCACGACGCGATCCCGGAGCAGGGTGTGCAGATTAGCCAGCATCTCGGTGATGACGCCTACCGGATCGGAGCCGTGGTCGCCGTAATAGAGGTAGCACCACGCGTCCACCTCGTAGGGGGACATTTCATCCACAAGCTGATGCAGGATCTCCCGCTTTTCGGCATCTGTCGGGCTGTCGTTCAGCCTCTCGAGCAGCCCGGGGTGAACGCAGGCGTCCGTATAGCGTTTTGCGGCGACGCCGCAGCAGACGCACCACCGGATCAGCTCATCCAACGTTGTCGGCACGACTCCTTGCTCCCGGTTGGCGATGGTCGTCTTGCTGACTCCCATTTTTCGGGCAAGTCGCTCTTGGCTGAGGCCGCTTTTTGCGCGTGCGATTTGCAATACTTTTGCGACTCGACGTCTGTATTCATCCATTTCTTTGCTCCTTTCCCACTTTTTTGCCGTTTCGCACGATATGCTTTCCATTTCGACCAAAAATTGGAACTAGATTCTAGTCCGCCGATTGTGCTATAACAGAAACATCAAAAAACAATCGACAGGAGGTTGAATTGTATGTATGACAACGGAAATTTCCCGGCGGTGCCGGACGACATGGAGATCATCGACGGTATGCCCGCATCCAGACCGCAAAGCCCGAACCGCACGCGCAACCCTTGGGAGGACTGACCATGGCTAAGATTGCCGAAAAGATGCTCTATGACTTTTCCCAGCAGACCGCGCTGAAGCTGGTCTATCACCTTTCGCGGGCTGGATCGGACGGCTCTGCTTATGAGGTAGCCGAGCAGATCCTTGAGCAGGCCGTCAAGGACGTTTCGGCCGGCCGCAACCCCGGCGACCGGGTGCGCTGCATCAATGGCCGCATTATTCCCACCGATTCCACCGGCGATTGCCGGGGATAAAACTGATTGGAGGTACTGCACATGGATTACCAAGAAATTTTTGCGAACGCCGCCGAAAACCACAAGCGTGCGCTTGCCGATGCAACAAATTGGCTCAAGCAGTTGGAGACCAACGGCGCAAGCGTTACCGATCTCAACGCCCGGATCGAAATTTTGCAGGCAGTTGCCCGCAAGCTGTCCACTGAGGCGAAAGTTGATCTGAGTGCGGTCGATGTTGAGCAGGCATACAGAGATGCTCATCCCTTTTGCACATCTAATTTTGGATTTTGAAAAAGCTCAGAATCCATGGCCGATTGTCCTTTTGGGCTTGATTTTTGGCCTACCAGAATAATAACTTCCCCCGTCGTCTCTCCGGCGGCGGGGGATGCTTTTTGAAATTTCAGGTGTCCACAGTGGACACCCGGCGTCAAAATCTAAAAAATTTGCTGTTAGATTTGTGGGAAGGTACATTTGCCAATGCTCTTGCTTGTACTTCTGGTGACGCAGCCATCAGGCTATCATAGGCGTTTAAAAAGGCCGTTAACGACTTGTTGTAATTTTCGTAAAGTCCTGTAATGTGCAAATCGACTTTTCCACCGTCTCCTTTCAAACGAATTACTGGATCTTCGGCAACAGTTGCTTTTCTAAGCATTTCAATTTCTTTTTGATCCGCAATCTCATCTATTTTTTCCCATGTGTAAACATTTTTAAACTCTACAACTGTTTTTGAAAACCTTTTTGAAGTATCAAGAGTTTTTCGATAGATTTCTCCATTAACGGAATAAACCACTTCGTTTAAAAAAAGCCAATTGCTTCTGTAAGAACCATACATCATGCGAATAGGCTCAATTCCGTTTTGAGGAGAAACGCAAAAATAAGGCATCACAAAATTTATTTGGTCTGTTTTAGGCCACCCGGCCCACAAATAGCAATCATAATTTTCTACGTCGTCGTGCTCTTTGTACAATCCTGCGCATAATTTTTGCGTCAAATCATCAACTTGCAAATCCTGAAGTTCTTTTTGTGCATTTTGCAATACAGAATAGTTCGATACCATTGGTTTCCAATTATCCGCAAGCTCTTCATAAGATTTTTCCGCATTTTCGATAGCAGTTGCGCTTTCTAGTGTAACGACCCCAATCTCATTGATTAGTTCTTCCACTTGTTCTGGGGTGATTGAGTTGACTTCTTCCGCCTGAGTCAGCGAGGTATACCCGGCGGGGTTGACGGCCAGCGCGGGCAACGCACCACCGGATACCACCGCCGCGAGGCAGACTGCCGCGGCCAATCTTTGACCATTTTTTACAATTTTCATTGCGGATTCCTCTTTTCCTCTTGATTTTGCCTGTTATTAGTTGTAATATACAGTTGTAATTAACAACCATACGACGTAAAGGAAGTGTTTTGAAATGTCAGACAACGAATTTTTGGATCTGTTGCAAGCGCATCCGGAACTCTGGGAGACGGTGCTTCGTGTTCTTCTGGAATTTGACGCAAAAACGGTTGCCTGACAAGAGAATTGATTTTTTCGCCCGGAAAAAGTACACTAAAAGCGCAAGTACGACTGCTCACCCAGTGCCAGAAAGGACAATTCTATGTTCGATTTTGCCCCCAAAAATTCAACGAAAAAAAATGATGCGGAGGAATGGCGGGAACGATTTCCGACTCTCCCCACTTGCTCTGTCAGCGGAAGCTTCTACGATTACCACATAGGACTTCACAAGGACGCCCCGCCGCCTCAGGAAGCGAAAGACCTTGCAGAGGAGTTCATGCAGGTCATGACCGAACGAAAAATTCCATATCAGACCGCCATGTATCTTCCTGACCTTCTGTATCTTCGTCTGAGAGATTCGTTCGACGCGGAAGTCTTTTCCCGCGTGGTGCATTCTTTAGCGGAAGATCGAGACGATCAGGGCGATAACAGAGACGATCAGCGCAAAGATTGATATTTTGTTTGCGAGCCGAGCCTCTTTGAGCGACCGGGCTGATCTGTCACTTTCGGCCTGTTTTTCTCGCTCTCTGCGGTCAAGATATTGCAGATATGATTTCCCGGTATCCGATAGCGAGTAGACGTATCCGATTCGGGGCAGTATTTCCAGATCCGGATCACTGCGGATGAGATCCAACTTTAGCAATCTCTCTGCACGGTTCGTCCATCCATCTGTGCTCTTGACCGGTTCCTGTGCGATCCGGCGCAGGTCGTCTAGCTCCTGCCTGGACAGCACGATCTGTTCAAAGTCCATGCTATTCCCCCTTCCCGGCAGCTTTTCCATTTTCCAGCACGGCAAGTGCGGCAGCTTTGGCTGCTGCACGCGCTTCCGGGGTCGCGTTTTTGTAGGCCTCCTCTATATCTCCCCACTCCAATCCCAGCCCGCCCTTCCCGGCGGGCTCTTTTTTTTCGCCCATCAATTCCTCGACAGAGATTCCGAAATAGTCGGCGATCCTCTTGCGGCTCCCAATCTGGGGAACAACGCCGGTTTTCCACTTCGCCGCTGTTGACTTGTTGAAGCCCAGTTCACTAACGGCAACTGACGGATGCTTTCCAATTTTTTCGCATTGCCGTTTGAAATTTTCATAAAACAAATTTGCCACCTCATTTTTGTGTAAAACGCCAAAATTCATAAAGATTCACATTACACCTTGAAATGTGAATCAATGTGAATTATAATAAGAGCGTACCCGAGAGATGTGATTGACCCACACCTCTACCTTCCGGGTGCAGACCCTTGATGGATTCCTCCTTTCAAGGTTCAGGATTTGAGGCCAGAGACCGAAACGACCGGGCGGGTTGTTCCGGAGCATCTGTCCTTACCGGTTCTCCGACGTTCCCCGCCTGAGACCGGCTCGAAATATTGCCAAGATGGTTTTTTGGTGTATCTGATATCCGCAAATATTAGTTTACTACCTTTTCCCCGGCTTGGCAATGTTTTTATAGTGATTTTTTATCCAAACTGTCAAAAGGTGGTGTAAGTAAGTATGACGAATCTCGAATTCCGGGCAGAGGTCAAGAAGCAGTTGACCCTCCGGAAATGGACGTATCGGGATCTGGCACGCTGGGCTGGGCTGGGGTATGACGCGGTCCGCCTGTATATGCAAGGCCGCTATCCCAACGATTACCCCAAGGAGCCGATCGCCAAGGCGTTGGGAATCGAGGTGTAGCCGATGACCTTCGATGGGATCTTAAACTGTGTCATGTGTTTTTTGGCTGGCGGCGGGATGATGATGTTGGTGCTGATCAGCGCACAACGCCCAAGCCGCAAGGTGCTGGCCGGTTGGATATTGTATATCGTCATCGCGCTGGCGTTGGCGTACAAGCTTGGAAAGGTCGTGTTGTTATGATGGCAACTGGGTGGATCTTCGCGGATCTGGAAATGGCACTGGGTGCCACCGCATATCAGGCCGCGTGCATCGAGCAGTTTGCGCTGGTTTTTCTGGCCGCGCCGCTGATTCTGGCCGCGCCGTACCTGCTGGCGCGGTGGGATGCCTACAAACGCGCCGACAATGCCCGGCGTCGTTCCGCCCAGAAGCGGCGGATGGAAAGGACGGCACGAGGATGAGCGATCGGACAAGCTTTACCCGCCGCTGTGCGATCTGCGGCAAGGTGATGGAGAATGTCGGCGCGACGCGCTTATACTGCACGCCCTGCCGCAAGCACAAGGACGTGGAGAACCACCTCCGGCGGCAGGCCTATCTCCGGAGCACCCCATCTGATGACGAGGACTGGAAAGAATGGATGCCTCCCGCGCCGAAACGCAAAGCGAAACCGGCAGCGGAAAACACCATTAACAGCGTGTGCGCCCGCGCCATTGCTGCCGGCCGCACCTACGGCCAACAGGTAGAATTTGAACGCAGACAGAAGGAGCTGAGAGAACGTGGCGAAATCGACTAGAAACGAAGCGTGGCACGAGAGTTACAAAGCCATTTTCGGGCGGTACGGGTGCATCCGGCTGACGCTGGAGCAGGTCTCCGTCTGTATGGGGATCCCGGCGCGGTACGTCCGCAAGCGGTACCCGGACGGATGGGCGAACATGGCCGGAGAAGAGGGCAAGGGGCACGGAAACACCATCCGACTCGACACCTTGCTGGATCAAGAGTATAGGACGTACTAGGGTATGGGACGTACTGATTTTGACCGGCGGTTCGGCCAGCGGTTGAAAGACCTGCGGAGGGTACACGGCTTCCGGCAGAGGGGTGCAGCACAAGAATTGCGCGTTGGTATCTATACACTCCAGAGCTATGAGCAAGGCAGGACGGAGCCGGATCTGGAGCTGCTGGCGGATATGTGCCGTCTGTATCGAGTCTCTGCGGATTACCTGCTGGGGCTGGAAGACCACAGCGAATACTGCCAATGATCCCCGGCGCACCAATGACGGCAGGTGCCAAAATAAGAGCCGCTGCCAGCGCGAGAGCGCAAAAAAACAGCCCAAAAATGGAGGCAGCACAAAATGACAAGTGAGCATGGAATGCGTACCCGCGAGCGGATCGGCTATCTGATAGGCAAGTATCAGTGCCGTCTGGAAGATGAACGCATCTCCGACCGGGAGAAAAAAATCTATGAGAACATTCTGGAGGATCTCCAGCATCTTCTGGAAACGGCTATGCAGGAAGGACTTCAGAGCTGAATTTCCGCTTTCACACCAATGGCGGCAGGTGCCAAAAAAAGAGCCGCTGCCAGCGCGAGAGCGCGAGAAAATAAGAAAGTTGAGGTAAGCATTATGTACGAAACTTGCAAAACTGCATCTTCTCCCTCCTATCGCCGAAAGTACAGCAAGGACGCCAAGGCGATGGGGCGTGCAATGTATCAGATGCTTGCGAACGGTCCGCTGGACAAGTCCGCAGCCGTCTTGACCGTAGAAGAGGCACGAGATGCCTGCTCTTACTGCCGGACGTTGGTAGAGCGTGACGTCCGCCTGCTGGTGTACAGCTACGATACTAACGCTGATCCGGCAGATGCTGAGGACGTTGCGACGCTTGAGGAGGCTGAGGAGGCTGAGGAGGCTGGCACGGATGTCTAAGGACAACACCCCCACCTACGATCAGAGCGTGATCGGCTACACCATCACCGCGCTGCGGATGGCGGAGATCCCACCCGAAAAGATCAATGAGATCGTGCACGAGCTTCGGCACGTCCTTGAGGACTACACCCCGGCGGAAATGGCAACGGTTGCCGTTTCCAGCCCCTACTGAGGGAGGTGGTGTTGATGGCAACCGGAAAGTCTGCATCCCGCAGAACGCCTGCAAAGCACCCTGCGGGGGGCTGTAACGCCGTTTCTGTCCCAGACGTTAAATTCCCCGTCGAACTTCCGAAACCCCGCCAGACAGCCCCGGAGGAGTGCGTCGTGCTGATCGTGGAGACATCTGAGGATGCCGTCCGCGTCCGGGTCATCCCCCGGGAGCCTTCCGTCCGGCAAATTCTGGACGATACCTACGGCCCCGGCGGGTGGTGCAAGCGGCAATACTTCGCGGATGGTCAGCTGTGGTGCGCGGTCGGCGTGTACTGCCCGGCGACCGGGGAGTATGTCTACAAGGACGCTGCCGCGATCCCGCTCCCCTGCCGTGACCCTGCCTTGATGCGCACCACGACCAGTTTTCTGGCGGCGGCGTCCATCTGGGGCGCAGGGCGCGACGTGATGGAGCTGGGAAACCTGCTGCTCAAGAGCACGCAGGTGCCGATCATTCAAGGCGAGCTGGAACGTTACCGGCTGAACACATCTTTGCGGGTGGATCGCTTCGCCCGGGATGAGGCCGGCCGGATCACCATGGTGCAGTTCGAGCTGGCCGACGGAAAGAAAGCCCTATGGGAAAAGACCTGATTGGCAAGCTGCCGGTGATCTACGATCCAAAAACGCAGCACGTCACCGTGGAGAACTCGGTGGAGTTTGTGGAAACCCAGATTCGCCAGAAATTGGACGATCTGGCACACGGCGAGCCGCTGCGTCTGACCGTGACCCTCGAGCGATACCGCCGGAAGCGGTCGCTCGAGCAAAACCGGATGATGTGGGCGTTGCTGACCATCATGGCGAACGCCTACAACGCCGGGCAGGGCGGCGGGATCTCGCCGGAGGACTGCTACATCGAGATGCTGGAAGAGTTCGGGCTGGAATATTACTTCCTCGAGGTCCCGCAGAAAGCTCTCCCGGCGGTGCGGCAGGCGTTCAAGCTGGTTCACGTTGTCGAGCTGCTGGACAATGACCGATGCACCGTGAAGGTGTCCATGGGCTCCAGCAGCTTCTCGACAGCCCAGATGACAGATTTTATCAACCGAATTTTTGACCGGCTGGCGGAAATGGGCGTCAATGACCCCAATGTGACCGCCTACTGGCAGGAGTGGCAGGAGGTGCCAAGGTAATGGCGGATGGAAACATGGTTATAAAATATAATTCTGACGGCGCATACGATGTGACCATCCACTGCACAAGCAAGGAGGAAAGCGATCGTGTGGCGAATTTGATGCTTATTGCAAGCCAAATCTACCCCACCGGATTGTGGACGCCTGCAAGTAAACTTCCTCCGCTGCATCAAGCGACCGAGGACGATGATTATCCGCCGAAGTGTGAGATCAGTGAACGGCTCCTGACATACACGGAGAACGGACGAATCGTTGCAAATGTCCGGTACGTGATATCTGAAAGCTTTGTCGGCTGGGACGATTGGAGCGGCGGATTGGCCCACACGAAGGTCACCCACTGGATGGAACAACCAAAACCGCCGAAGGAGACCAAACATGGCTGATTCTATTATGCAGACCCGGCGGGAGTGTTACGTCTGTCGGATGCTGTACGGCGTTGTGACGGTGCAAGGCCTCGAAGAGCATCATGTGCTCAACGGCCCGCTCCGCCCGATGGCCGAGCAGTATGGCCTGAAGGTCTGGCTGTGCCACCGGCACCACAACGAGCCGGGATACAGCGCACATTTCGACCACCGGCTCCGGCTATACCTCAAGAAACAAGCCCAGCGGAGTTTCGAGGCTGTTTATGACCACCGCCAGTGGATGGAGATGGTCGGAAAGGATTATCTGAGATATGCTCAATGTAGTAGCGATCATGGGGCGTCTTATCGCTGATCCGGAGCTGCGCACCACCCAGAACGGAAATACCGTGTGCAGCTTCCGGATCGCCTGCGATCGGAATTATGCTCCGCAGGGGCAGG